ATTGTATAGTGGATGGTTTTCCAAGACCAAACATTTTTCCTATACTACCAAGTAGTCCACCACCTTCATCATCAGATTTTGTTTTATTTCTTCCACCAGGTTCTTTGTTTGTAGGAACTTCACCACCCGATGATGCATACATCATACCATTACCAAAAGATGGTATTCCAGATCCACCACCCATGGCATTCATAGATTCCATGGTGCCTTTACCATATTTTTGAACGGCACCTTTACTCATCACATACTCACCAGGTGTGAGCATGGCAGGAACAGTATCTTTATTTCCTGAACCAGGGACTGTACCTCCCTTAGACATTTCTTTAGGTGGCGCATCCTTTCCATCTTTTCCGTCAGCACCATCCTTCCCTGGTGCGGGTTGCTTATCGTCTTCTCCACCATCAAGCATACGACCCACAAGCATCCCACCACCAACAGCAAGTCCACCAATAGCAAGAGATTTTTTAAATCCAAGTCTCTTAATACCTTTTAATAATCCAGGTATTAACTTTTTTATTAATGTTACACTAAATTTTAATACGTTTCCAATTAATTTAGTTGCAAATCTACCAAGACTATTTCCAAATAACAGATATGCAGCAAGTAATAATGGCCAAGTGTTCTTTAAAAAATCTCCTATTGCTTCAAGTTTTCCTTCGTTCTTAGGATCACTCATCCAATCAACTATTTTTTGGAGAATTTTTCCTATTAAAATTGTTCCAATAAACTTAAGAATACGACTCAATATACCTTCTACTGGTTTCAATACTTTTTGAACACCTTTTACTAGACCTTTGAAGATTCCACTCTCAAGTTTATCTTCTTTACCTTTTCTTTTTGACCTCTCTCCTTTTCTTCTTTCTTGATCTGCAGTTTTTTTCTTGCGGTTCTGATCTTTCTTTAGAGTTCCAAGGATAGAATTAACACTTGCTAAAATTTTCTCTAATATACTCTGTTCCTGTTCTTCACCACCAGGTTTAACCAGAGCACCTGGATTAACTTTAGTTTTTCTTATAGCAAGTGCTCCACCCCTACCAGTTCCTGGAAGTGCTTTTTGATTTGAACCAGCACGAAGAGATGGTGTTTTCTTTTTAAATGAGTCTGATGTTATCTTTGTCTTCTTTACTTTAAATGTCTTTCGTGTATCTCTCTTTACTCTCTTAAATTCATCAGTAATAAGTTCAGTCTCTTCTGATGATAGTTTGCTGCTAGACATTCTACCAGCCATCATCCTCTCTTTCAGAAGAGAGATATAATCTTCACGATCTAAGTCAGCAGTAAAGTCTAACCCAAGCAACTCTGCTATCTGTGGATCTATACCAGTGTCAGTTTGAGTCGCCCTAGATGCCATTCGCCTGTTGTTGTTTTAATTTTTCTTCTTCAAGATGCTGTTCCAATAACGCAACATAAATGTCACGTTCCCATGGTATCATATTTTCAATCTCAGTTAATGAATATTTATGGTACTGCATCAAGGCAAAGTTTAGTTTAAAATAACTAACAAGACTCATATGTACCAGGGCTATGCGAAAAAACTTGCTAGTCCTTCCAGTACAACTTCACTTTCAACTTTTGTATTTGGATTTGTTACTTTAATTTTATGTGACAACTTCGGCATAGTCTCAAAGAATGTTTCAATTGACTTGAACTGAGATGAATTCATCTGCTCTAAGAAATCTTTGAGTTCTTTCTTGGTGCAATCATCTGCTGCCCATACATCATCTTCAGAATAAATTTTATCAACACAAGATGCAATCAAATCAAATGATTGATCCATTGCATTCTTATTTTCAAAATCAAAGTTGTTCTTAATAAACTGATCAAGAGATGGATACTTCATCTCCATCATAAGTGTATCATCAATTTTAATTTGTCTAGTGTGCTCATCATTTTTTTGAACACGAATTTCATCTAAGTCAATACTTACAGGAACTTCTGTCGTCTCATCATCAGGACAAATAATATTTACTTCAATATTTTCCCCAACAGATTTTCCTCTGATGTTTAAAAATAGAAACTCAATATCAAATGTAGGAAGTGTTTCGACTTTAATTCCTTTTGTCTGAACACAACTCTTAATGACTGCTTTGATTGCAGTTGTAATTTGCTTTGTATCCTCACTTTCTAGTGCAAGAACAAGAACCTTTTCTTCTTTTACTAGGAAAGGTCTGAACTGAATTGATTCTCCAGTTGAAGGTAATTCCAACTCATATGTTGGTGTTGCAATCTTTGGTAAAGGCATAATGTCCTATAGATGTATTTCAGTATTGTTATTTATTAACCAATATTGAAGGAAGATCTCAAGAGATCGTTGGCACCCGTGCGTAACTGTGCTCCAAATCTCCCTAGATCAAAAGAAAATGGATTTGCATTCGGATCATTAAGAAGACTTTCCCTTGCTTGACTAAAAACATCTAAGGGAGAACCTGGAGATGATGTATTATTATTCGGTCCACTCTGAATATATCTAATGTATGACATAGAAACAGTACACTTTAGTAAATCATTTCCACTATATGATACTGGCATCGAAGATATACTCAAAGGAAAAGATCTAATAAATTCATAGGTCATAAATTGTTTATAGTCTCTTTCAAATTTAAATATTTTCAATCCTTGATCAGCAGTATATTCATCCGGATAAGTGGGTCTGTAATTATATGCTTTACCTTTATTATCTCCTTCATCTTCCATCATAATACCTTTCATCCAAGTTTCAAAAAATCTGATTGGAAGATAGTTTGAAGCATCAACATAAAACGTAAAATCAATTCTATCATCAAACATTCTACGGTATGCGTGCTTCTCCGTCACACCAGTCCTATCATTATTAATATCCATCGTGGTTAGTTGTGAACCAGGAAGAGATGTATCAGTACAAAGAAGATTTAATTGTCCCTGATCTGCACCAAGAACTTCTTCCAATTTGGATCTTACTTTTCCATTTGGAAGAGGAATTTGAACAGCAAAGTAAGAGGTTAATGATGGTCGTAATAAATTTGCTCTGACATCATCAACTGTTACTCTTTTTACTTCTTTTTCGACGGGGTTTGCCATCTATAAATATTTTTAACCTTATATATTATGTATGGCCGAAAGTATCAAAAGTAAATACAAACCATCATTCCCAAAGAAATATAAAGGTAATGCCAACAATATTATATGTCGTAGTAGTTGGGAAAGAAAGTTCTGTCATTACTGCGATTTAAATGAAAACATTCTTGAGTGGGGTAGTGAAGAATTTTACATACCATATATTTCACCAATAGATAAAAGAGTTCATCGTTACTTTCCAGACTTTATCATCAAAGTGCAGGAAAATACAGGACAGATTAAGACTTATGTGATTGAAGTAAAACCAAAAAGACAAACTATAGAACCTAAGAAAAGGTCAAGAGTTACTAAGTCATACATCTATGAGTGTAAGACTTACGCAGTCAATCAAGCAAAGTGGAAGGCTGCAACTGAATTTTGTGAAGACAGAAGAATTAATTTTAAGATCATCACAGAGGACGAACTCGGAATCAAATGAACCGTATCGAACAACTCATTCCAGATCTCAATAACAAAACAAATGATCAAGAAGAGATGATGCTTGAGATCATGGGAGTGTTGAATGATACTGTTACTCCTATACCAGATGCAGGGAAGTTTTATACCTTTGTCTATACTGCAAAGACACCTCGCATAACATATGATCAACATCCATTGATTGCCTGCACAGAAGTATTCCGTTGGGGATTTCGTGGAGCAAACTTTCATCTAGGTGAGTATCGAAATTATACTTGGGAAGAAGTAGCAGGTCAACTTTATATTGTTGACTATGAAGAACTAGGAGACTTACTATCCATACCTTATGGACTTCTTAAAGATACTTACTAAATAGAAAAAAGATAGTCTGTAATGGCATCAGCGGTAGCAACAAGTAATAAAAGTGTGGTTAAAGTAACCCAATTTAAAGGTGCTTCGAGAAGTAGAACCAGTGGTTCTAAAGAAATTTACGTGTCAACCAAAACTACCAGAAAGGAAGATGGGACATTTAAAGTAGAGATGATTGAGTATCCTACAGATGGTTCTGGAGATGCGATCGTAATTGGAGAAAGAGATCCAGGAAATCCCAATAAATGGAATTGGAATGGTAATGGCACAGCAAGTGCTAAAGAACTTAGTAAAAGTGAGAGTAGTTTAAGTAGCGTATCAAAAAATCAAATCAATTCATCACAGATGCAAAATGAATTGGTGAGAGATAGTCAAGATCAAGAGGAACTTAATAGAGCAAACGCACAACCAAATAAAGCAGATACTCCACCAGAAACAGGAGATACTTCAACACCAAGTTCTGAACCTCCAAAAAGTGAAACAGGAACAAGAAATAATTTTGGAGAACCATTACATTATCCTGTGACTAGAGATGAGAAACAGGATATTATTAAATTTGATATGCTAAAATATGAACCCAAAAAAATTAGTGGATTTGGATTTGGTGAAAGAGATTCAACTAGAGAATCAATTGGAACAGTAACTCTACCAATTCCTGGTGGTATTTCTGATGCTAATGCCTGTAACTGGGGTGATGACACTATGGGTCCACTTCAACTTGCAGCAGCAGGACTTGCTTTAGGTGCTCTTGACGCTTCAGCAACTTCTGGTGGTGGTATTGGTGGTCAACTAGGTGATTTAAAAAACCAACTAGTTTCTAATAATAAAGAAATGAAACAACTGATCGGACAAAAGGCTGCATCAGCTGCTATTGGTTCTAATGAGAACGCATTATTTTCAAGAACTCAAGGAACGATTCTTAATCCAAACCTTGAACTGATATTTAATGGACCATCACTGAGACCATTTACTTTTCAATTTAAAATGTCTCCAAGAAGTAAAGGTGAAGCGGAAGAAATTTTAAAAATTA